ACGGTTAATTGCGCACTTTGCATGACCGATTTTATGAAGTCAAGTATCTTCATTTCTGGTGCGTAAATCCTTAAATCCGTTGTTATAGTTGTGCTTATTGAATTGAAATTATTTGAATGAGCTTCTAATAAAATTGATGATGTTGTGTTGTCGTAATAAGTAATTGAGTATTTTATCGAGCCTGTGAAAGTTGCTACTCCTTTGCTTCTAATCTTAAACGTGTAGGATTCGGAAAGTGATAAATAATTAGCTTGTAATGTAACGACTTGAAAAAGATTATTTCCACCTCCAAATTTTGTTAAAGTAATTAAGTAAATGCCATTTTTATAAACATCTAAATAATAGTCAAAAGTTGAAGATGTGTTAACCTGAACCGATACGTTATGCCCTAGGATTCCCGACAAGGTGGATGGATTTCTGTACGTGTAAAACAATTCGCCAAAAATAAATCCATTTGTAAAATTTTCATCATTGTCATTTACCAAGTCGTAAGGCTTAGAAATTTGCTGTATTTGGTTTTTATTTTTAAACCACAAACATAACTTCAAAAAGCTAGGAGACAAGAACCAAGAACCAATAAAATTGATACTGTATTTCGATTGAATTAACGCAAATAATTTAGACAATGTAACTGCGGGAAATAAGTCGGTATGTCTAACTTGACCCGTTGAAGTGGTTATGTCATTTGCTCCGCCGCCCGCATAATTCCAATTTGATAGGCTCGTAATCATCGGATATTTTACGCTATCAACAATTTGCCCTTTTACCCTTTTAAATACTTCCGTTTCCGTATAAGCGTGGTCTATTGTAGTGTAGTCTAAATCGCTCAACATATCCTCGCCAATCTTATCCTTTAAGCTAACCACATCACCGTAAAAAGTAGCAGTGTAGTGTTGTGGCATACCGTTGACAATAGTTCCTTTTTCTAGTTGAGCAAGTCCTGTTTTGAACACTTCATAATCAATATCTAACCTGGATTTTCTCCGTAGATTGTGGTCAATTAAACCATCTAAATCATTGTTGTAGTAGTACTCAAAAATTTCGTTATTATTGTCCGTTGCAGGCACTGTGAACGTCTGCGAATAGTCCGAAAATACCTTGCTAATATCTTGAAAGCTTTGAACTTGCGAGATTACTTTTATCTGCTCATCGTCAAATAAATCTAGTTTTTTATCCTCTATCCAAAAATCTGTCCGCCTCATATTCCCGAATTAATTATTGGATTTGCATAATCAAAAACTAGTTCATAGTTTATGTTTCTTTGATTAACCGCAGTTGGTAAGGGCATATTGTTTGTCATTCTTCGTACGGGTCTATTGTCAAGCAGTATCGTTTCAGATAGCATAAGTTGTTTGATTACACCGCTATAAGATTCGGGAACAAATCCAGTATTTACCTTTATAGATTCCTTGCCGTTAATGTTAAGCTCTTTGTTCTTTGCGTCTGTGATACTGTAATTAACAGCACCACTCATAAAATTATAACCACTTCCTTTTACGTCAATTGTAGATTTAGAAACTTTAAAGAAAACAAGCCTCTGCCATACACCAAATTTGTTTATATAGTCGCAATTAATTGGCGTGTATTTTTGCTCGCATTGAGTTACAAAAATAAACGTTCCAAGAACAGATGCGCTTGGATTTGTAATAACTAATTTATTGCCACCTTGAGCAAATGAAGCAGGTAAAGCATAAGGTACTCTCTTAATACTTCCATTCATCACAATAGTTCCAATCGTTGCGCCTGTGGATAGGTTTGAGTAGGTTGCAGTGTAGTTCAATCCATCCGTTTGCGTATCAAAATAAAGACTTCCGCACGTTGTATCTTTGATAAAATAAGTACCATCTTCTAGTGCAGAAAATGGATTTGTTTTAGCTGAATTATATCCTTGCTGAAAATAGCCGAAACCTTTTAAGCAAGTAAACGAGTTGATAAACTCCGTGGTTTCGTTTAGCTTGACAACTATACTTGCGTTTGCAAATTCGTTGTTCGCAATCGTTCCAACAACCGCACTTTCCGTAAACGATAACGGTTTAACGTATTCCCGAATGTATGGAGAAATATCGAAATAAACAGTCGTTACCGTTGCTGATGGGATAGGCTTAGAAAGTATGCGTGTTGCCGTTGCGGGTGCAGCAGATGGACTATTCCAAATCTTAAGCTCTACTTTAGCTATCTGTCCAGCTGTTCCAGTTACGCCAATTATGTAAGGCGACCTTATAAATATCGTGTTACTCATTTTGTTTGTTTTACTATTTCGTCCAATTGTTTGTTAATTAATTTTAATGCATCAAGTCCGTATTTTTCAATCAATTCTTGTGGCAGATTTTTGTAGGCTGATTCAAATGGCTTGGTAAAAAATAGACTTGGTTTGATTCCTCTGTTGTAAATATTTCCCGCAATAACGTGAGCCAAAGATTTGTAATTTCCGCTTTTATATTTGCCGTTTTTATCCCTAAATCTTATGTTCTTTTTCTTAGCCCACTTTTCTATCGATGAAACAAATTCCCCATACCTCCCAACGCTACCGCTCCCAAATTTGTACTTACTGTTTGGCGCTTGCTGTCCTGTTATCTTTGCGTTTGGGGATACCTTACTTGGGTCTTTTCCCTTCACTCCAGCATCTTGAAAAACACCATATTGCTCCATAGAAAAGTCAAGCTCTATGCTGTTCTTACTTGTTTTCACAGAGCCTTTAAGCGAATTATACAAGGTCTTTGACGCATTTTTTTGGTTGCTCGTTAAGTTACGCCTAGAAACGCTTATCACGTGGTCTCTGAACCTTTCCAATGCTGTCTGGACTTCTGATTTTTCCATTACCTTCTATTTATTCTTTGGATTTCTCTATCTTCAATTTCGTTTTTTTGCTTTTCGAATGTGAGATACGTGAGACATTTAGTAAGTTTGTATCCTGCAATCTTATTGTACTTTGTAAGGTCGCCCTTAGCGAGTCCATATAGACTCTGATACCATCCCCATCGTTTGGCAAATTGAGTTTTATCGCTAAATTCGTGGATATCTCCTTCGTTAAGTTGTTCTCCAAATAGTTCAGGGTAGCTGTTAACAACTCGCTCCCTAAACTCCAAAAAAAAAGCGACGCACCTAAGCAAATATCGAGAGGTGCAAACCTCATAAGTTCCTCCATGTCTTTGTTTGGCTTGTATTTGACTATGTCGTATTTATCTTTGAATTTTCTTTTAATTGGTCTGTAGAGTATTGCCATTGCCTTGTGAAAGTTATCCCAACTCTGCAAATTTTCCTCTAAATCAACATACTCCCCATAAGTTATTTCCTCCAATTCTGGAATAAATCCAAACTCAACATTTTCAATAAAAAAACGATTTTTAAACTCCGATTTTTTAGAGAACAATTCTGAAAAATGCGCAACTAATTCGTTAAGAGATGTTAATTTTATGTTCGCTATTTCCGAATATTTAATTCCACAAAATAATTCAATCATTTTTTGAGCTACAAATTCCTCGTCGTTGGATTCAGCTTGAATACCTATAAATTTTTGGTAATCTTTTAAGACTATTTCTGATAAGGACGTCGGAACATTTATTTTTATTTCCATAATATTATAACTTATTTTCTTGTTTTTGTAGCACATACGAATAAGCATCTGCCAACATTTGACAATGCATCCTAACCATAAACGGATTATCTATTACTATCCTTACTCTCACTCCTTTTTGTTGGTAGATGTATTCCTCCACAACTGCTTTCATTTTTGGTAACTCGTCATCGTATTGCATATTTTCCAGAATTGGGGTTTATTAATTGATGCGTTACAGCATATCTCATTGCGTCAATGCAATGATTATATTTGTCGATCGGGGTGCTTGATTTTTTATCCATCCAACTATAATTGTTCATTTCTTTTATTAACTCAATACTACTTTCGTCTATTATAATATCGTAATCTTGAAGTAGCGAAATACCAAAAGTAATTTCAGTTTTTTTAATCGGAACAATATTATTTCCTTTGCTCTTAAGTTCCGATATTAGTCTAGGCTCGGCACTATCTCCAACTATCAATTTATCTTCAGCAAACTGCTTATTGTAGTTGTATAAATCCGTAGTCGTGAGCGCTTGTTTATGCAAACATAATTTGACGTATATTTTTTTATTTTCTTTGTCTATTGATGTTTCAACAAGTGTGCTAGGGTCGTTTGAAAATCCGTAATCTTGACCAAAAACAGACGTGCCACAATTAATAAATGTACCTATTGACCAATTGGTAAATATTACGCCTTCCGCTTTATCGAGCCACCCACCAAGAATTTGATGTTTGTATTTTTCGGGTCGCCTTATCTTTATATTTTCAAGTTGATTTAGGTAGCTTTGGGACAGGTTGTCTGTGTTGTCTAAGTAGGTTGTATGTATGTATGTTGTGTCTACTTTCGTTTCATTAGAGCCATCTTTTACGCCTGTAGATTCAAAGAAACGACTGTAAATAAAGTGCTCCTTTGTAGTAGGATTTAAGATTAATATCACTCTATTGTGCAAACCCTTTTGGCGTATGGATAAATCAATCTTATCAAACATATCTTCATCGTGAAGTTCTTCCGCTTCGTCAAGAACCCACGTTGTTACGCCTTGAAGTGATTTTAGATTTGCCGTTTGGTCGCCGCTAGAAGTCTTTAAACCTCGAAACAATATCTTTGAGCCAGTCAGCTTATTAACTATCTCGTCTTTTGTTACGTAAAAATCTTCGTGTTTTCCCATTAGTTCAATCTTCTCTATGAACTCTGGAATAATTGAAATATGAGCAGACGACATGGTGTATCTGGTAAACAATATTACGTGTCCTTTTTCGTAGGTCAACATACAAATTAGTAAGTTCAAGCT